GCGTCTAGCATTGAAGAGACAGCCACGGGGACGGATGTAGCAGCGGCTATACAACTTTTTGTATCTTTTCTGGCAGAAACAGCAACAGGTACAGAGACAATAAGTTCAGCGCAGACGTTTGAGACAGCGGTTACAGAAGCAGGTACAGGCTCAGAGACAGTAAGTTCAACGCAGACATTTGTTACCGGAATATCAGAGACAGGAACCGTAACCGATGTTGACTTAGTAGCCGGAAGCACGTTTACACCTAGTTTGGCAGAGTCTGCGACCGCAACAGACATTAATTCGGCAGTGCAGGTGTATGTGTCAGCCTTGACGGAAACAGGCACGGTAACAGATGCGGCTTCAGCAATACAGACGTTTATTACCGCCGTGGTAGAGGCGGCTACGGGAACACAGACAGACTCCGCAGCACAGACATTTGAGACAGCCGTTACAGAGACCGGGGCAGTGACTGACGCAGATGCAGCATGGCAGGCGTTCTTTACCTCGATAACCGAGTCTGCTTCGGGGCTGGATGCGTTGGCTACATCGTTCGTGTTCTTTGGTACTTCGGAAGATACTGCGACCGGTACGGATGCAAGTTTTGGACAGTTAGGGGCTGTGGCGTTTATAAGTGAGACCGGGGCAGTCACAGATACGACAAGTTCTTTGGCTATATTTGAGACAGCAATAACCGAAAGCCTAACGGGATCGGATGTTTTTGTAGCCACAGCGGTGTTCATTGCTGCGCTCCAAGAGGCGGCTACTGGCTCAGATTCGTTCTCAGTGCGGTTACTATGGGAAGTTATCAATGACAGCCAGACCGTAAGCTGGCAAAATATAGGCAGCGCACAGACCCCCGGATGGGGTGTGATTAACGACGCGCAGACTACCAATTGGGTAGTCGTCAATACGCAAGGATAAAAAATGGCACTAGTACTGGCAGACCGGGTAAAGGAGACCACCACAACCACGGGCACAGGTACGCTTACATTGCTAGGTGCATCCATTGGGTTCCAGTCCTTTGCAGCCGTCGGTGATGGGAACACTACCTATTACACTATTTCATCCAACGGCGGGGCTGAGTTTGAAGTGGGTATTGGTACGTACACATCCTCTGGAACAACGCTGTCTCGTACTACGGTGCTGACTTCCAGCAATTCTGGTAGCTTGGTTAACCTGTCCGCAGGAACTAAAGATGTTTTTGTAACGTACCCAGCGAGCAAGTCCACTTACGAGACAGCAGGCCAAGAGATATACGCCGGAGCAGACGGCTCCATCTACCTGAACGCAATCACAATCACCAAAGACACCGCCGTACCCGCAAACTACAACGGGATGAGTGCTGGCCCCGTAACGGTGGCTAACGGAATAACGGTAACAATTGCTACTGGTTCGGTTTGGACAGTCGTATGACCTACCCAAAACCATTATTTTTTAATACAATAGCTACATACCCGTAAGGATTTGAGATGACCACATCAGCAACCACGCTCTTAGGATTGGCCCTCCCGGTCGATGGGGAGCTATACGGCACTTGGGGCGATACAGTCAACGACTCTATTACCTCACTACTAGACACGGCTGTAGCAGGCACGACTACACTCAGCGCGGACTCTGACGTAACTTTAAGCACCACGGACCTAGCAGCCAACCAAGCGCGTCAGGCAATTATTTTGTGGACAGCGGGAGGCACAGTCACTCGCACCATCACAGCCCCGGCCCGGTCAAAGCCCTATATCTTAATTAACAAGACATCGGGCACACAGAACATCAAGCTCGTAGGTGCTGGACCTACCACTGGGATTACCTTGGGTGCTGGCGAGAATTGCGTAGCAGCTTGGAACGGGGTTGACTTTATTAAGATTTCATCGTCAGGCGGTGCAACAGGTGGCCCCGGAAACGGTTTTGTTTACGAGAATGACATCACCGTAACGGAAGACTACACCATCACCACAGACAAGAATGCCATGAGCGCCGGACCCCTGACGATCAACAATGGCATCACAGTAACCGTACCGTCTGGCTCGGTCTGGACAATTTTGTAAGGAACAAACATGACAATCACAATTAACGGGTCAGGTACGGTTACAGGGGCAAATACGCTCACAAACACCAACACCGTCACATCCGCAGCAGCCACAGCCTTAACACTACAAAGCGCAGGGACAACAGCAGTCACGATTGATACAAGTCAGAACGTGGGGGTTGGCACTGCTTCTCCGGGCGCACGTCTTGAACTTACAAAATCAAGCGCTGTTGTGCTGCGATTAAATGACCTTTCAACAAATTACTGGGACATTGAGAACAACAGTAATTTAGTGTTTTCACGAGGCGGTACTGAACGCGCCCGCATCGACATCAGCGGTAACTTGCTGGTGGGGACTACAAGCACTTTGGGTGGGGGTTCAAAATTTAATGTTTCTCAATCAACAGCTTCTCAATTTACGGCATATTTTACAAACACAAATGCATCTGGCGCTTATGGAGTAGGCATTAATAGCCAGACGGGTGAAAATATTTACCTGTACTACCAAGGAGCCTACAAAGGCTTAGTAAGCACCACCGCTGGTGGAACAACATACGGCACTACCTCTGATTACCGTTTAAAAGAAAATATCCAACCAATGACGGGTGCAATTGATAAAGTTGCATTGTTGAAACCGTGTACATACACATGGAAAGAGGATGGATTATTTGGGCAAGGTTTTATCGCACACGAATTGCAAGCGGTTGTGCCTGAAGCTGTTGTTGGTGAGAAAGATGCAGTTGAAACCTACACCGACAAAGACGGCAACGAGGCCACACGCCCCAAGTACCAAGGCATCGACACCAGCTTCTTGGTCGCCACACTAACAGCCGCTATCCAAGAGCAACAAGCCCTCATCACATCCCTGACCACTCGACTCACAGCACTGGAGAACAAATAATGGGAGTTAAACTCGCAGCGGCAAGCGGTGGAAGCATCGAACTTGTCCCAACAAACACAGCTAGTAACTTTACGGTCACAGTCCCTGCGGTGACAGGGACTATGCTGACAACAGCTACGGCTGGCACTGTGTTGCAGGTGGTTAATGCTACAACTTCAACAGCAGTTACAAACGCATCTGTTACTTATGCTGATACAGGTTTAACTGCTTCAATTACACCAACATCCACAACCAGCAAAATTCTTGTATTAGTAAGTCAAAATGGTGTTTACAAAAGCACTTCTGACACTTCTGCAAATTTCAAATTATTAAGAAACTCTACTGATTTATCTATATTTTGCAGATATGGTGCTGCATCAGGTTCAACTGCATTTATTGGTGTTGCTTCTGCAAGCACTAATTATTTAGATAGTCCAGCGACAACTTCATCTACAACTTACAAAACACAAATTGCATCAGATTCAGGTACTTCTCTTGCTGGTTGCCAAGTTGCTTCCGCAGTTTCTACAATTACTCTTATGGAGATTGCAGCATGATAAAACAAGAAGTAATTTATAAGCTGCATCCAACAGTAGTAACCATCCGTGGCGATGAAGCCTTCGACGCTGCTGGCAACCCCGTGCAATACAGCGAGGCTGCTGTGCAAGCCTACATGGATGCCAACGCATACAAAGACAAACGTGCCGCAGCATACCCATCAATTGCAGACCAGCTTGACCTGCTGTATCACGGTGGCATGGACACTTGGAAGGCAGCAATCACAGCGGTAAAAGAGGAGTTTCCAAAATGACCACATCAATAGGCGGCACAACAGGCATCACGTTCAACGATGCCTCGGTACAGGCAACAGCAGCAACAGGGTTTGGCAATGAGTAATTTTGCACCTACTGCTTTGCTCGTGATGACGCACAGGGTCACAGGGCTGAAGTATTTCTGCAAAACAGCACAACTGAATACGCTAAAGTATTACAGAGGTAGTGGGCATTACTGGAAACGTCATTTAAAAGTTCATGGCAAAGACATTGACGTAGGCGTTCTCGGTGTTTACTTTGAAGAAGCCAGATGCCTTGCTGCCGCAAAAGAGTTTAGTGAACTGCATGACGTTGCAAACAACCCAGAGTGGGCCAACCTAATTGCGGAAAACGGGTTTGACGGAGCGCCTTCTGGGGTTCATCACCCGATGTATGGAAAATTGCACCCAAAGAAAGGCATACCCCGCCCAGAAATGAGCGCACGGTATCTTGGGGAGTTAAATCCTATGTGGGGAAAAGTTGGCGCTATGCTGGGTGTTAGCAAGCCAAAAGGAGTTAACAGCCCGTTGTACGGAAGAAAACGTCCTGAAGGTGGGGGTAAGCCATCAAAGGCTGTTGTTTGTTTAACAACCCAAAAAGAATTTATGTCTGTATCTGAAGCCGCTAGGTCTTACAAAGGACACGGAACTACAATTAGTAAGTGCTGTTTAGGTAAGTCAAAAACAGCGTATGGAATGGAATGGGCATACAAGGAGACACTATGTCAGTAAGTCTAAACGGAACAAATGGTTTGACATTCAATGATGCGTCAACCCAAAACACAAGTGCGTTTTATGGTGGTCTAGCCTTCCGTAACCGCATCATCAATGGTGCGATGGGAATAAGTCAGCGTAGTACAGCTTCATTTACTCAAACTACTGCCGTTCAATATACCCTTGATAGATGGTTTGCGTATGGTTCAGTAGCTTCTAAATTTACAGTCCAGCAAAATGCTGGTTCGGTAACGCCGCCCGCTGGATTTATTAACTATCTTGGAGTTACATCAAGTTCGGCATATTCCATAAGTAGCACCGATTTGTTTCAAATTGTCCAACGGGTTGAAGGCTTAAATATCTCAGATTTTGCGTGGGGGACTGCAAGCGCGGCTTCAGTAACCTTGTCATTTTGGGTGCGCAGTTCTTTAACAGGAACATTTGGCGGGTCAATTGGAAACAGTGCATATACTCGCTCGTATCCTTTTAGTTACACAATTTCTTCCGCAAATACATGGGAGCAAAAATCAGTAACTATTGCGGGAGATACATCGGGGACTTGGCTAACTACAAACGGTGTCGGTCTTTACATCTCTATTGGATTAGGTGTTGGCTCTACATATTCAGGAACCGCTGGTGCTTGGGCTGGTACAGAATACGACTCTGCCACAGGAGCAACCAGCGTAGTCGGCACAAACGGAGCCACCTTCTACATCACAGGCGTTCAGCTTGAAAAAGGCAGCACAGCCACATCGTTTGACTATCGGCCTTATTCCACCGAGCTTCAGCTTGCACAGCGGTATTGCATTGTTTATGGTGGTGATTCTGTATATAACAAATTTGCAACTGGCGGCACTGCGGCAAGCACAACATCAATGTTAGCGTTTACAACATTTCCTGTAAAAATGAGAGCTACACCAGCATTTGCATACGCAGGGTCTTGGGCTGCGTCAAATGGTGTTACATCTCAAACATTAAGCAACATTGTTATTTCTGCAACAGAATCTTCTACTTTGATAGCAAAAGTTATTGGAACATCAACAGCTATGACAGCTTTAATTCCTTATTTTATTGAAGCTATAAATTCAACAGCTTCCACCGCAACATTTTCTTCGGAGTTGTAAATGGTAACTTATACACTTTATAAAATTTTGCGTGATGAAGCGCTTGTTAGGTCTGATGGTGTATCTATTCCATTTGACCCCGCTAACACAGACTACCAAGCCTTTTTAAAGTACCAAGCCGAAGGCGGCAAGGTCTACGGCGCAGATGAGGAAATCCCTGTTATTAACACACCACTACCTGCGGACGAATGATTGATGCAATTGCTTCTGCTCAAGTACC